TTGAGTAGACCGTCTAATACAGGCCAGTTTAATCTATTAGATGATCTGGCAAAGCAGATGGCTAGAGGGGATGATATCAATCCTTTCCGTTTAGATGTTGGAGAATCGTTTGATAAAAGCAGACAGATTATACAGGCCGGTAAATTAAAAGTACCAGATACGGGACTTGCAGGATTCTTTGACCTAAACGATGCCGCACAGGCGTTTTATAAGATGTATCACCTTGGGGAAATTCCTACTCAAAGAGGAATAAACAGTCTTGTAAAACTTATTGGTGGTGATGTAGGAAAAGAATTACTAAGCAAAAGAGCAAATACTCTAGGTAATATGTTTGCAAGGTATATTGGAAATAAAATCCCGGCACTTAGAATGCTTGCTCCGGTAACAAGGGCTTTAGGGCTCAGAGGACTTGGTGCTTCTACTCCCGGAGAACTGTTCTATAATCTAATATCTTTACCTAAGAGCCTTAGAGCATCGTTTGACCTATCATTCCCATTTAGACAGGGAATGGTATTAGCACCGCAATATCCTAAACAGTGGATGAGATCATTCAATATGATGGTAAGGATTGCATTGCCCGGTGGAGAAGAAGCAGCTCTTGCTTTAGATAGGGCTATAAAATCTCAGGAGCTATATGAAGTATTTACCAGATATGGATTAGACCTTTCAGATGTTACTGGAATGCTTAGTGTAACCGCCAGAGAAGATGAGTTCTGGTCTTCAATGGCAGGAGTAATACCATACGTAAGACCTTCTGAAAGAGCATATGTCTCTATGGCAAACAAATTACGATTTGATGTTATGTACGATATGTTTATACGATACGAGAATGTGATGCGTAATACCGGAATAGACATGGTTGATTTTAGAAAAACCGATGAATATGGTAAAAGCTTGAGGTGGATGGCACGTTTTGTAAATGATGCTACGGGAAGAGGAGCCTTGCCCAAAACAGATGAATATTCAAGTGCGTTAGTAAAAAGTTCTTTAGCTATTGTCAATGCATTCTTATGGTCACCCAGATTTTTAACTTCACGCATTAGGTTACCTTGGTCTGCCGCAATGGCATCGAGAGCAATGGGTAACTCATGGGCTAGAGCAGCAGTATCCGGGGTAGCACAGGGAATGGTTGGATGGGTAGGAACAGGTATAACCGTAATGCTTTTCTTTAAATATTTTGTAAAAGATGCAGATGCATCAATAGATGGTAATGCAAGCGACTTTGGAAAGGTTAGGGTTGGCAATACAAGATTTGATATATGGGCGGGTTATGCTCCGTTAGCAAGAGCAGTAGCACAGCTTGTGTCCGGAGAAAAAACCACAAGTACTGGTAAAGATATAGATGTCAGCCCACATGAAATATTAGGAAAGTTTGCAGTATCCAAGTTTTCTCCTGCAGGACAGATGGGTAAAAGATATGTATGGCCGGCCGTGACAGGAACAGAAGGAACAGGTTTCTTTGGAGAAGATGCAGATATATGGGCAGACATGAATAAACCTGTATATAAACAAAGCAGTTTATGGTATCAGCTTGTAGTACCCATGCTTATAGAAAGTATACACGATGCTCATGATGAATATGTAACTCCTATGGTTCCACCGGAAATGGCAGAGAAGTTAGGTATAGATCCTTCAGAACCCAGTGAAGGTTGGGAGCGATGGCTTAGAGTAGCGGCAGCCGGAGCGGCAGAAGGAGTAGGTATAGGAACTTCTACTTATAAGACCAGAGATGATATAGCGTTAGAACTCACACAGGATTGGGAACAGCCTCAAAGACTTTCAGACTTACCACAGATGGGTAAAGAACCTGGAGTAATAACTCAACAGAAAGTAAAACAGGTAGGCAGAGAACTAGAGACTGCAAGGGGTATGGAAAGAACTACAGGATTGACTGGAGAGCTTGCAGAGCTTACTGCAAATGAACAGGAATCTATAAACAATATGGGTACTATAGGGCTTACTATCGGAGGGCAGACTATGTCTGTAGACGATTGGATTGCAGATAGTGCAAGAGAAGATATTGATGTGCTTCCTGCAGTAAGAAGCAAAATAGGTGACCTATTCTTTTCTATACGTTCTGACTTCTTTTCTAGAAAGGATCAGGCTATGTATGGAGAGGAGTGGAAAGACGTTACCCAAAAAGAATTAAGTCAGATGGATTTTAAAAATAGAAAACTTGCAGAGTGGAGAAAGATAAGGTCAGGAGCACGTGGGCCTGACGAATACAATAAGATGCTGGATTCATTTGAGGACAGCCTTAAAAAGTCTGCTCACCCAGAAGCACCTATGGCTTTAGCATGGATTAGAATGAACGCATATGATATAGATATACCGGAAAATATTCTTCCTCACCTACCGTATACAACTCAGATTAAATACGATATGGCTAGAAAACTAAGACGTTCAGGCAGTCCGTTTGTTGAAGGTTTCGGAGTACAGGAAAGAAAGATTCCAGAGGGAATAAGAGAAAAAAGAGAGACTCAAGAGAGGGAAGAAAGGCAGAAGAAACCGTTCCTACAGGAACTGTATAAAGGATAATAGACATTGACAATATTACTTAGTGTAACTAAAATTTGGAATAATGGAGGGAATATATGGTTACAGAAAATGAACAACAGGTAGATATAACGCCAGAGCCTCAAGCAGAGGTGCAGGCAGATACAACAACGCAGGAGCCAGTAGCAGAAACTACCGAGCAACCTGTAGCGGCAGAGCCTACCCAATCTACTGAGCAACCAGAATCAGCTCAACCGCAACCAGAGACTGTGCAAAAGGAGGAGACTGTACAGACTCAAGAGCCCGTAGCTGAACCCAATAGAATGGCTAATTTACAACAGACTATTGCCCAGCAGCAACAACAGTTGCAATATCTTGCTGAAGTTGATGCACAAAACAAAGCTCAACAACAGGCTATTGAATATCAGAGGCAACTAGAAGAACAGGGCTGGATGCCTGACCAGGCACAGACCGTAGCTCAAAACTATGTTACTCAGATGCAACAGTCTCAACAACAACAGCAACAGTTGAAGCAACAGCAAGAGTTTAGAGACGGGCAGAGAAATGCATCTATATTCTTTGCAAAGAAGTATGACCTAAATTGGGACGATATAACTTCTTTAGAAAGATTCAATACTCCACAGGATATGGAGAATGAAGCTAAAAGGATGCAGGAACTAAGGCAGACTAAAGCTGAACTTGATAGACTCAAGAAAGCACAAGTCCAGCCACAACAATTTGATACTAATCAACCTGCTGCAAGTGCATCAGGTTCAGAGGACGAACTCTTAGATCAGTATAATTCGGGGGTTAGAAATCCCCAAACCGAAGCAGCGGCCAGACGAGCTGCCGGATTTGGCTAAAAACTTTACCAATAGGAGGTAATCATGCCACAAACCTCGACAACTGGGAATTTAGAAAATGCCCAGAAAATAATCATAAGTGCTGCTCGGTACACCGAGGAACACAACGCACCTGCTATGGCTCTTATAGAGAGTTTTAGCCTTGGAAAAGGCGAGAAGCAGGTAACTGTCCCTAAAGTAGGACAGATGTCCGTATCAGACCTAGTTGATGGTCAGGACATAGTAGATGAAGAAGAAATCGGAATGACAACTGTTGACCTTACTGCGTCTGAAGTAGGAGCAAAGGTTATCATTACTGATAAACTTCTCAGGCAATCGGCAGTCAACGTAATGTCTATCATAGGCAGGCAGTTGGGTGACGGTATGGCTAGAAAGAAAGATACAGACGTTATTGCTTTATATCCTAACCTCAACGGAGGTACGGTTCTTGGAGCAGACGGCAGAAGTATGTCTGCAGCTAATGTTCATGCAATTATATCTAACGCTAAAGCTAACAAGTTTGGCAACCAGTTATATATATTGCATCATCCAAACGCTGTTGCTAATCTTTCTAAAGAATCAGCAACAACTGCCGGTAACAATGCAGAGCTCACAAATGGATGGAGCGTTGACTTACTAAAGAATTTCTATAGTGGTCTACGGCCTATCAACAATGTATCTATCTTTGAAGACGGAAACATTGATAAGGTTGCTTCTGTTGACTCAGGATATGGTGTGATAGCTGATAAGACGGCTATGTGTGTGCTTAATAGCGTACAGACCAAGACTGAAAGGCAGAGGGATGCTTCTCTTAGGGCTACAGAAATCGTAATGACTTCTGACTACGGTGTATTTGAACTTGATGATAGCCGTGGTGCAGCAGTACAGTTTGAAATCGGTGATCTATCTACTAGTTAAGGGGTAATTTATGGTAGACATAGCAGAAAGAAATAAACAAAAGATAGAGTTAGCCAACAGTGGTTACTCTTTGAAATACGCAGATGAGTGGCCTCCAAAGACTACTCTTTATAGGCATAAACCTGCTTATAATTCAGAAGGATTGATGGTTGCAGATATTGGTACGGAAGTTCCGGGAGTACCGGGGAATCCGGACTATATATTGCGTAAGTCAAGAATGGGTTTATTCAACTGGTTACCAAGTGATACGTGTGAGTGCAGATGGTGCAAAGAGAGACTTGCATCATCTACACCCAAACGTGACGAGAACGGAAAGTTTGTTAAAAAGCAGGATAACGTGTAAAGATTGACCGAGCGTTAGTCTGTTAAATAAATATCGGTTGGTCGCAGGGCTTGACCCTGTAATTAAATAGGAGGCATATTAATATGTCATTTCCAACGACTGTAAATTTAAAGATGGGATGGGAAAAGGATGAGACTTCTTCACAGAAGCATAAGCTAGGAACTAGAGGCGTAACGCCAGACGGTAGAATATTTTACTATGCTGAAAATAGCGGTACAGCTATTGATCATGGTGGATACCTAGTAGACGGCATAGCTGCAGTAGCAGCCCATGATATGGACTTAGCAGCAACAGCTACAACCGCAGGTTCTACATCATTTACAAGTGGTACATCTTTGACGGTTACAAAAAACCAATATAAAGATGGCTATGTATACTTTAATGATGGCCCCGGTCAAGGCGAAACCTATATGGTTAAATCTAATACGGCAGTATCTAGTGCAACTGGTCTTTCCATCACAATAGATGATGAAGACGGTGTACAAACTGCACTTACTACATCATCTTTATTTGGGTTAATGTACAATCCTTATAAAGATATAAAAATCATAGACGGTGACG